GTTGACATAGACGGGCGACGGCGTGCGGGAACGAGGCGCCGGTGCCGGTGCAGGGGGTGACGGCGAAGGCGACGGTGAAGGGACGGGGCCACGTGTCGCCTTTATATTCTTGAGCGCGGCGTACCACGTCTTTGGTGGTTTCGATTCGAAGTTTCCGTAGTTGTGTTTGAGATATGCTTTGGCGACCGCGAGACGTTCGGCGCGCGTCAACGTATTAAACTGGCGCGCACGGCCATTGCGCAGTATGCGATTATTGTTTGTGAAGGTGTACGCCTTGCCGTTCAGGACCAGATTGGGACGTGACGGTCCGGCCGAATTGGGAGAAGGACCCACCTTGTTCTTTATCATCTTGAAAATCTGAGCCGCCGTTTTGTTCTCGGATGCCCCGGCAATGTTCATGTTCCGGGCCATTCGAACAAGTTGAGCTATGGTGTACCGCGAGTACTGTTTGCCGTTAATTCGGTCGCCGTTCACCTTGATGGCGGCGCGCGCCGACGGACTCGCATTTCCGTTGATGCCGAAAATGTTACGGACCCGTTGAGGCACCGGAACGCCCGCGTTGGCATACGCCTTCAGAACCGTTTTTTTACCGGCCGCCTTACCGGCCGGCACTTTATAAAAGTACGGTTGCTTCCCTGGTCCCGGGCGGACATAAAAGCCTGGCCGGTTCGCATTCCAGTTTGGTGCGCGTCTCGGCGGGCTCTTTATCTTGGGTGCAACGGGCGCCGGTCCAGGCATGTTGAGCGCCTCCCAAAGGTTTGCGCCCTCGACATTAAACAGACGCATGACGCTCGGTGGAATGTCGACACCGTGGGTCTCGTACGCCCGGAGAACCTTTTGGCGCACCAGTGACATGTTCGTGACGACGGGATAGAAACGCGGGAGACCATTCGGACCCGGTCGGACGTACTTTCCGTTACGCGTGTTTGAATAGCTGCGAGCCTTCGGGTACCGAGTGTTCAACTTTGCGAGCTTCTGTGCATTCTTGTTTCTGGCCGACACTGGGATGTTACGCATACGCGTTGCGGCCAGTGGTTCATAGACTGGCCGACCAGCCTCGTTCACCATGGGCCTTCCGGCCATGTTACGAGCCCGTTCACGTTTGAAGATGTTCAATGGACCAGTGTATTGAATAATGCGATGAATGACGCTCGGCACGACCGACAAGTCTCTCGTTCCACGAATGAGCACATTGCCATTTGTAAAGAAGCTCAGCGTCATGGCGGGCTGTTTCCAGTGAACAATCGCAGCCGGAAACAACTCTTCGTCGAGTGACGCAGTGCCGACCGTGTGAGGCACGTGCCGAATAAATTGGGCCACAAACTCGTCGAGCCGGAGCGTATGGTCAATGTTGATTCGTCCGTCCAATTTTGTCATTTTGACGTTTGAAATGTTGACTCGCGCACCGGGAAAGAAACGGGTCGCAATTTTACGAAGCACGGGTTCGTATGTCGATTTCCCAGATGTAGTAATTTGCAGCGAACCACTCTTGTGAAAAACGACTGCACCACCACCTTCGATTCGAAAGTTCCAGTGGTTCACACCGACGGGTGAGCCGACGACGCCGTGTGTTTTTGTGAGACGGCACGTCGCCGGGTTTCCGATGAGCGTCCGGCCCTCGACCGATGCAATACCCGCTGGGAGAGACGCCGGAAGGACAAACGCACCCCATGGAAAATAAAGAGTGACCGTCCGGGCCGTGATGACGGGCGTACTCAGTTTGTACCCATCGGATGCATAGTGCGTCTCGTTCACAAATCCGGTTTTGCGTGACCGGAACGCCTGTTGTATTTTTCGCGCGGCCGCACTCGCCATTACTTTGGTCAGAGAGTTTTTTCTACACGTCGGCGACAATGTCGTTCGTCACGACATCCAAACCGTAAATGACCGGCTGGGACGCGTAGGCGTTATTGCGATAGACGCACGTCTCCGTGCGGACTTCGATTTCGCGAGCCGAGAATGGGCCGGCGTACGTGTCTGGATTGAAGCGACACTTGCCGAGCAAATTCTCTTGACAATGTTGGTGGAACATCTGGACGAAAATCTTTTGCGGACACGACTTGTCCGGACCGTACACCACCTTTTCCGTCGATGACAGAAAGTGCTGCAGCGGATTTGTGAGCATCGCCACTTGGTTCTGAACCGTCTTGAAGTACTCTGGCAGAACGTTCCAGATGTCCTGGTCGCTGTACTTGGCCGCGTACTCGAGGTACGCCTTGACACATTTGCACAAAATGGCTGGAATTTCAGCATCCAACTTCTCGTCCAGGTGCGGGTCAGCCTTTTGCACCTGGCGACTAAAGTTCCACGTCACGAGACGACGGAGCACCGACCCAGAATTGTCACGGTAGCCCGGAACCTCATTGCCGGCCAAAATACCGGGCACATTCCAGGTCATCGAAAGCGCCTTGTCGTTCTTGCGTGCAATCGAGACATCCTCACCGGATACCATCGACTGAAACTCCGCCTGCTCGAGCGCCAAGTCACCCTTGACCTCTGGACTGATGAACATGAAGCCATCGTGGATGGACCAAAGACCAAACTTCTTCTCAATGTTGTTCGAGAGGGTCCGAACATCCTCAGAATCGTAAAACTTTTTGCACACCTTTGTGATGAGCGTCGACTTGCCCGACCGCGCAATACCCTTGAGGAACGGAATGACTTGCCAACCGTCCATCACATTTGTGTCAAAACAAAGACGACCGATGAACACGTAGAGCCAGCGGCACACATCCTCCGGAAACCGCTGGTAGGTCATCACGGACTGCATGTGCGGCGTCGGAATGTTGTACCAGTCGGCAACACCATCGTAGTGATCAAACTCTTGATCAAAAAACTTACAACTTACGATGGTCGGGTCGAGGGTTTGACACTCGGGCGTATCGTACTTGTAAAACTTGGTCACATACTTTTCGTCCCACTCGCGACCGACAAAGATACCATTCCGGAAAGACCAGACGTTCCGATTCTTTTTGATTTCGGGAAACTGCATGTCACGGCAGTTGGTCAGGTGCGTGATGGTGTCACGGACGATCGAGCCCTTGCTCGTCAAGTTCCGCCACATGTCATACTTGTCCTCCTTTTGCGTGTAAAAATACACAAACTCCTTGATTTCCATCACGGGCCGCCACGCCTTGGTCAGATGGCCCTCACCCGTCTCAATCTGTTTACAGCACTGACCCTTGTACCGGCGCATCTTCATGATGTACGTCTGGTTCAAAAGATACAGGAGTAGACACTGAAACGCACTCGGTTGCTCCTCAGCTTCACCGGTCGTCTCGATCGTCTTGCACCGAAACATTGACGACTCCATGTCGCCCTGGATCGGCGCCGTACAGGTTGGGTGGTTAATCCGCTCGAACGAACGAACGTACCGAAAAATGATTTCGTAGGCATCATCAGCCGTTTCAATCAGGCGCATCATACGGAAGGCGACCCGAAACTCGTCGCCGTTCACGTCAACGGTCGGACGATCCTTCATACCCAGTTCACTGGAACGATGGTACAGCTCGGAAAAAAGGTTTACCAGGCGACGTTTCTGTTCTAGAATCCGCTCGAGATCGACATTTTGGGGCATGCCGTTCGCGTCTAGTTCGTCATCCCGGAAGAATTGGCGGAACCCACTGGTGAGCGGCAGAAACCGATCACCCTTGCAGGTCAGACCCATCTTTTCCTCGAGTTGTCCGATGAATACTTCCAGTCGCTCTGGGGTGAGCGAGCTCACCTCGGAACGAAGAACTTCCATACGTATTTCGTGGTCGTGATTCGGTGCATGATCACGCTCGATTGTGTGCACATTGTCCATTGGTAGTACAGGGCAAGAAATTTTTAAGCAGTGGGTGCAGGTGGCTTGGCCGACAGAGCCGAGAGAATCTTGACCAGAATGACATTCTGCTTCTCCAGGTGCTTGGCGATCGCCTCGGTCGAGCCGGCCAGCTTGTCCAGGACGGACGTGATGGTCTCACCCTCGTCGGTCGTCAGGAGGGACACCAGTGCATCCTCGCCGCCGTCAAAGTCCATGTCCTCGTCCATATTCATCTCCTCGTCTTCAGGGATGTTATCGTGATCGGCCATTGGTACTTTGTACAGACATAAAGTCTTTAAGAGTCTGGCGCGCCCTGAGACCCCCGAATTATTTTCTTGGCGTCTAGTAAAATGGCTGGTGGACTTATGCAACTCGTAGCTTACGGCGCTCAGGACGTGTACCTGACCGGTACGCCCAAGGTGACCTTCTTCCAGGCGGTGTACAAGCGCCACACCAACTTCGCGATGGAGCTGATCCAGCAGACGACCAACGGTTCCCCGGCCGCCTCTGGCCGCGTGTCCGTGACCATTGCCCGCAACGGCGACCTGGTCGGCAACATGCACGTGGCCCTGCAGCCAACGACCGCTGTGCTGACCTCCAACAACGCTGGTTACGACACCAACTGGGTGGCCGAGCGCGCGATCGCCGCGGTCGAGCTGACCATCGGTGGCCAGCGCATCGACAAGCACTACCAGACCTGGTTCCGCCTGTACGCTGAGACCTTCCTGGGCGAGTCCGACAAGTACGCCTACGGCAAGCTGGCAACC